GTGTCGCAGCTTCCGTTATCGTCAAATTTCCTGTAGATCCTGAAGACAGCGTTGCAGGGCCATTTACATCTCCTGAATAAGTCACATTACCATTTGTATACTTATTACCAAACAGACCAAAACCGCTAGCTTCATGTGCATCTTTACCAGTCGTAACTGGAATACTATCACCGAAAATCTGATTAATATTAACAGCTACAGCCGGTCCTTTCTGTGGCGAAGGGAGCGCGCTTGAGAACACATCATGATATCTATTTACCTGAAGACATCCACGTGGTTCTGATCTAATAAGAGTTGAGCTATCTGAAAAATTAATATTAATCGGATCTTGAACGTTCTGGTCTCTGAACCACTCATTCCAAATAAGCTGATATGCTCTATATGGCAGCGCATTAATAGATGGTACATAAGTATTTCCATACGGTGTACTCACATTAACAGGAACACCCATATAATCAAGGGCGTCGCCAACTTTAACTGCACCAGATCCAACTTCTGTCTGATTGTCATAATTAGACAAAATAGGAACACTATATTCTGTTTCTGGAATCCATGCATTGGTAGATTCACCCATAAAGTTTTTCCAGTGTGTCCATACAAGCCTGTTCGGAACAAAGAAGAAGTAAGTATCAAGGTAGATATTATCCATTACTGGCGTAAGCAATGTCTGAAGCCTAACAACTTTTGATGTGGTAATATCAAACGTATCTCCCGGCAAAACTTCTTCGACAAAAAACGGAACAAGATCTCCAACGTTAAATGTAAACTTAAGATCCTGAGATCTATCAAATCGGCTTCTTGATATCTCAGCAGCCGGCAGTGTAGCGAAATGAGATTCTACATTACGATTCATAAAATAAACCTCTCTAATTTTACTTATCTGCACTCATTTTCGTGCTGATCGCATTCTGATCAGCTGTATCATCAACTTTACTTTTATTAAATATCTTTTCACAAGCTTTCATAACTAATCTACTCGGAATATAAAAGAAATATTCATCATAATAAATTTTATCTAAATCATCCATTATCTTTTCATCCATTATCTTTAACCTCTTCTTTCTTTTCAATAACTTTTTCTTGCATAAAACCAGATTTTATCATCCAGTCTTTATCATCCATCTGAGCAAACCATTTATTGAAATCATTATCAAAACGCTGTCGAATTTCAAGCGGCAGTGCATTGAACATATTCTGTCCATCAATAACAGCTTGTAGGACTTGTGCATATGTCTTCGGCATACCTATCGTATCAATATAAACACCTTTTTTCTGCTCAAGCAAATCAAGCTCTCCGGCCATTACACGAGTAATAATGTTATTAATGTCTGTTTCTGGTGCATACGATTCAATAATACTGTCTGTATTAATAATTCCATCAGACACAAGCATAATTGTTCCGTCTTCCATAACCTTACCATGAAACTCTTCTTTAAACGGACTTCCGGGATTTGTAAAGAACTCATTAACAACCTTACCTGACATCATCTGTCTTTTATTCATCGTTAATTACCTCGTCACCAGAGCAAATCATAATCATAGGGCTTAAAACAGTAATAATACCACTCTCTGTGTCAATATCACCAATATGATAAATGGCAAGATCCTTGGCCTTGAATAAAAGCATATCACTATTATTAACACTATAAGCAAAATCTCGTTTCGCCACAGCTTCAGACTGAGCCATTGTAATGCCTTCAAAATTATTAGACACTTTATCTCTAAGACCAATAATAACAGATTTCACAGCCTGATACCTCCTCTCATAATCTGAGGCTTAACATTGATAGCCTTGCTCTTCTGTGCAGTACGGGCAAACGCTCTTTTGTCCGCTTTAGGATTCCTCTTTTTTCTTTTCATTATTCACAGTCACCTCATAAAAATAAAAATAACTTCGTTTAGTATAAATTATACGAACCACGAAAACGATTTAAACGGGGCATCTCTAATCATTTTTATTCATCTCCTTTACATACTCTTCGCTTTCGCTCATGTACCAATACTCTTAGTAACACCTGACCGTCTAAAAGAGATTCTTTAATTAAACTGGTTGAGCGAGCATTTTTCAAATAATTTTTTTCAGTATAACATAGTCAATCATATCTGACCATTCAGTAATATAACCAAAAATTTCGTTTGCATCATCTGTCAAGAATAACACTCTACCATCTAAAAAT